AATCACCGCCTTCCACATCTAACGTGCGGCCATCTGCCCAGTACAAACCGTCGTAGTCGGGGTACCACATCGGCACACTGAGGCGGTTTTTCTCTAACGCTTGCAAAGTGGCCAAGTCAATCTCTTTACCTGTGCCATCAAGGGGGAGCGTAGCGCCCATGTCTTTTAATGCGCCTGTTTTTACCCGCGCAGGTGTGTCCGCGATGGTCACCGAACGGGTACATAAACGCCCTGCTAGTACACCCGCTTCTTTGCCCCACAGTTGTGGTACCAGTTGCACCGACGGGGCGGCAATGCCTTTTTGCAACGTAATAATGCGAGCCACATAATCTGGCCAGCTTTCATCTTTGGTGGGGGCGTCCACGGTAATGATTGACCATATCCAACGGCCATATTTGGCGATTAAGGTTTCACGCAAGGTATTGGCGGCATCAATGACTTCTTTGCTGGCAGTGGTCAGTAAAACGTAACCCTCCACACTGGCCACGTCTTGCGCGGCAATCACTGCATCCACAAACCCCAACGGCTCTGAATCAACGGCCATAACATGAAGATAAGCCGACCAGTTTTGCCCCGCGTTATTCATGGCGGCCATCACATTGCGTTTCAGGTCGCTATCTTCACGGCCTAACACATCATCAAAATCCGTTTGCGTATTGACGGAAACCGTTTTGCCCACGTTGGTATTGCCCGTACCCACAAACAATACGGTGCGTTCAACTTCTTTGATTTCCCCTTGTAGCTGATTTACTTGGTTCACCTGTACAGATGGCCATGTCATAAAAATCCCTCTTTTATGGTTGTTTAACCAAATCCAATCCCTTGCAGTTGCCGTGCGAGGGCTTTTTCAAATTCATCTTGATTGATGCCCAAAAATTCACGCGCTGGCACATCAATCACCCATGAATTTTGCGGCGTCTCATCGCTTAAGGTGCGAATTAATAAACCTGCTTTGGCAAAGCTCATCCCACTTTCAATAGCCTTAACAGGCGGTTTTCGCCAGCCTTTGCCTTTGCGCTCCTTGTACCCCAGCGCCCGCAACTTTTTGGCTTGCTTCTTGGTGGCTGGCCGTGTTTTATCGCGCTCAGATTTAAAGCTGGATTTATTCACGGTCACGTTCATCCCATGTTGTTGCGAATAACCCACAACCCCCGCAGGGATCTGTTTTTTGCCGTTGCGGTATTTGCCCCCTTTGAGGTAAATCCGCACGCTTTCGGTTTCGGGCAGTTCCTTGATGTGCAGCACTTTGGGCATATTGCGCAGCATCTTTTTACGCCAGTTTCCCTGGCGCTGTGGCCACGGTTCGCCCTCGGGCGTTTGTTGGTTGCGAACATTGCGTTTTGCTGCCGCTATCACGCCATATTTTGCGATACGCCATAACAGGCGTTGGCGTTTTTTCGGGGTTAAATCAAACCGCTTAAGCGCTTCTTGCAGCGTGTTAAATTGGGTTTGGTTTAACTGGCCGCTTATCATGCGTGAACACCTGCAATATCGGCCTCTTGGGCAATCCACACATCAGGGTCGCACAGCGTCCAGCGCTTACCATCCATCGGGACAATACCGTTTTCGTCCTCTCGCATGTTGACATTCTCTGCCAATTGCAGCGTAACTATCACCACCGCTTGGTGGCTTTCGTTTAAATCCACGTCCATGGATGGGCGCTCTAAATCCAGTTGAATATCATCGATATCGTCATTTTCATTGAGCCACGCATCGATCAAGATGCCGATGTAATCAGGGTTCACTTGGCGATAGGGGAAACGTCCCCACGCAATCGTCGCGTCATATTGTTTGATGTGCATTCGGTATTGGTCATTGCCCAAATCGCGCTGTGCAGGGATGAATTGAATGCTGTCCGTGACACTGGAAAACTCCACATTGCACACACCATCGGGCAAGTTAGCCTTTAAAAAGGCGGTTAATTGCTGCAGTTTGCTCATATCATGGTCACCGTGGCACGTTTTAAGCCTTTCATATTGCGGATCACTAATGAGGATTCCGCTAACAGGCGGTTACGCAGTTCAGGGCTTTCTTGCTGCGAGTTCGGGGCACGGTTCACGATAGAGCTGTATTCCCCCAATAAATCCGCTTTGGCTCGCGCAAACACTGCTTTTAAATACTGCGCACATAAGGCATTACGACCATTACGTTGCACACCTGGCACCGCTGCCGCTTGGTGGTACCCTTTGGCGTGGTGCTGATTTTTCACACTCGTGAGCTCACCATTAATTTCCGTGATGGTGTTCAGGAGTGCATCGGCTAAAAAGTCTGTATCGATACTGCTTGGTAGCGAACGGCTTTTCTGAAATTCCAGTAAATCCACATCAGGCCAAAAACCGTCATTGGTAATGATTTCTTGGCGATAATTACCGCTATTACCATCAAACATGGGTTGTCCTTAATTAAAAAGTGGGCAAGGCCAGCTTCCACGACCAATTGCAATCAATTGCATTGCCTCAGCTGCGCCCACTTGGCTTGCGGTAGTCATTCGGCAGTAAGTGCCCGCAGTCGCATAGCAATGCGCGTGCGATGGGTTCTTACGCCACTTTTCGGGTTTAGCTGATGCGCCCTAGCAAGGTAGGCATCGGCTTTTTCTAAATCATCCACGTTATCAATGGCACTGGCTTTCGCTTCGCTGTTATCCCCTTTGAGGATTTCCAAGGCCGCGAATTTGTACCACTTGGCCTTAATTTTTTCGTGAACTCGCCATTTTTCGGTGACGTTGTGAAACGTGCGTGAAAAATAGGGTTCAATGGCATGACCTGCTTCGCTTTCAAGCTGCGCCCATTGCAAGATGGTGTCAGCCACAAAGGCAGGAAAACCACTTTTAAAACCTGTCGGGGTGAGCTGTCCTTGCTCAATGGCGATGTCCGCCCAATCCAATCCTTGCTGGAATTCCCCCACATCAAACAGCCACACGACACAGTAGGCAAAAATCGGGTTTTTATAGATTTTCCCGTCGTCCAGATAACGCTGGGCAGTCGGCAGATAATTGGGCAAAAATTCCTGCCGTTTTATCTCGGTGCGTTCTGCGTTGGTCATCCCTTTGAGCCGTGCGGCATCCTTGTCAACGGCACGCGCTTGTAAGTGCATACTTTCGCCATCGGCAATGGCAATTGCCTGTTGCTGCTCCAGCTTTTGGCGCATTTCCACTTTTAAGCGGTGGCGTTGACCTGGTGATAACATTACTCTGTCTCTACCGTGTCTTTCGGCTCAACGAGTTCACCGATAGTGACCGCTGACTCATCAATTGCCCCGTACAGCTCAGGGTATTCCAACGCATATCCCTCGTTACGCAGGTAATTGTTTTCATACTGTTTACGGTCATCCACAAATTCCGCTTTGCGTTGGCGGGTATTGCGCTGCGTGTAGAGGTGCAAGTTGGATAACGTGGTGACCACTAAGCGTTTCCCTGGCATAAATGGCGGGATGTAGGCGGCACGGCCTGCGATAGTGGTACCCAGCAATTGTGCGGCAATTTTCTCCGTTGGGCGGTCAGCAGCTTGATATAAGCGATGTTGCTCCGCAGCTACCAAGTCAGCACCCACTAACACCACAAGGCGTGGGTCGGTGCGGTATTGCACAGGAATACAAGTGTTTACCACTTCTTGTGCCATCGCATCGAGCGAACGGAAATCGCCTTTTTCATCCAAAGTGATGGATTCGGAGATCACTTGTTTGCCGCCGTCCCATTCTTTGGCGATTTGGTGCCACCCTTTGTTCACATCTTCCCCGTTCGGGTACTTTTTCGCGTCGGTGCTATCAGCCACATGCGTACCGTTAAAACCAATGCGCAACATGTCGAGGGCAAAGCTTTCATTAACGAAATTTTGCATCCGTTGGTAAAACTCATTTTCACCACCTGAGTTTGCCCAAACGGACAGCACATCCCACGGTAAAAACGCCCCTGAGTCGGTTTCGGCTAATTTATACTCATTGCCATCAATGCCCGTTTCACGCATGAAACGGCCACCTTTTTTACGCCCCGTGAATAACCCTGGGTTACCCACCGAAATCACTTGGCCAGCTAATTGGTCAACGTCCGCGCAGTAAATCAAGTTGAGAAACTCAACCGATTCCATAATCGCTTTACGCAACGCAATTTCTTTCGGTTCCGTGATGGCAAAATATTTCGACGGATCATCAATGTTGTATGAGCGTTCAAGGCCTGATTTATGGCCTTTTAAATACGTTCTGGCCGTATTGTTTAAAAACATGGAAATCCCTCTCCAAAATTCAGTAATGGGCTCTGATCACAACGGATTAGAGGTGTACAAACTCTTTACGGCCTGCGGGGTTTTTCCCTGGGAGTTGGGTCGCCACTTTGCTGAATGATTTGGTGATTTCCGGTAAGCTATCGCGCAACTTGGCGAAATCTTCGGTGTCCACGACCTCTTTCACCACTTCCACATCACTTTGCGCTTGTTCCAACATGGTTTCTAATTCAGCGATTTTGCTCAGTGCTGCCGCCAAATCTGCTGCCATGCCCGATAACACCTCATCATCAACGGTGGTTTCGGTTGGCTTTTCTTCTTTGACTTCTTCAATGCCAAAGTGCTGACGCCATGTTTTCTTTGCGGGTTTTGCCATTTTTCGTTTCCTTTGTTTTTGACGACTAAAGTCGAGCCTTGTCGTACCTACACTGGCTGGGGTGTCCGTTACCGCCAAGCCTTCTAAATATGTCACGCCTGAATTGCGAAAATCGGTATTCATTTCAACCGAGGTAAACACCCCACGGTTTTGGCTGTTCATTTCCAACAAACGGGCAAATGGCCGAAGTACGGCATACAAACGCAGCGTATCGCTTTCATCTGTATCCGCTTGTAACTCGATGACCTCACCGAGTGGAACACCGCGGTCTTCGCCTGGCTTATTGTGCCGAGGCCAAATCATGGCGGTGTACAAATCGGTATCATAGGTTTCTGCCATTTCGATAATTTCCTCGGGCAGAATTTCCCGACCATCAACGGTTTCACCTTCCGTGGCAATGCAGAGCCATGTTGTGCGTAATTGCGACATTCAAAATCCTTAGCTGCATTCCGTTCCTTTTGAGCCATCAGTATTGCCAATTCTTATTCACGGTGCGAATGGTTGAGTTCGGTTATCCGGCTATTACCGAAAACAGGTAGATGCCTGCAATTTCTGAACATTGCACAATGGCACCACTATGGCTAAACACTCAGATGCAAAAATACAGGTCGCCAAATCACTTTATTTGCGACGCTATACCCCCGCTGAAATTGCGGAGGAACTTAACCTGCCTAACAGGCGGATTGTCTACTATTGGGCGCAGAAATGGTGCTGGGCAGATATGCTCAATCATGAGAGCGTGTTGGAGGCAATTAACCGACGCATTGCGCTGTTATCGGGGCGTAATAAAAAAACAGAATTAGAGCTTGAGGAACTCGACAGGCTGATTGCCCATCACGTTAAACTGATGGCGCAGGCCAATAAGCACAAAGAAAAACTGGCTGAAATCAAAGCGCAAACGGAGTCTGGCGGGGAATACCATGTAAGTGACGATGGCGAGACCAAGAAAAAGCGCCGCTATAAGAAAAATGATATCTCTGAATTAACCCCAGATGATTTTCAGAAATTCGCGGATGAAATGCTGTTTGGTTATCAAAAACACCTGCGTATTAATATTAAAAAGGCCATTCGCAATATTCTCAAATCACGCCAAATTGGGGCGACGTGGTACTTTGCCTTTGAAGCGTTTGAAGATGCGGTACTCACAGGCGACCCACAAATATTTTTATCAGCCTCGCGGCCACAAGCCGAGGTATTCCGCTCCTATATCGTCAATATCGCGGACAAATTCTTTGGTGTCACGCTCACGGGTAACCCTATCCGTTTAAGCAATGGCGCAGAGTTGCGCTTCTTATCCACCAATAAGAACACCGCACAGTCATACAGTGGCCATTTGTATTGTGATGAATACTTTTGGGTACCTGATTTTAAACACCTAAATGAAGTCGCCTCTGCGATGGCAACCCACGACAAATGGCGCACCACCTATTTTTCCACACCGAGCGCTAAAACCCATCCCGCTTACCCATTTTGGACGGGTAACGAGTGGCGCGGTAGTGATGCCAAACGTAAAAATGTCGAATTCCCAAGCTTTAAAGAGATGCAAGACGGTGGCCGTGATTGCCCCGATGGCCAATGGCGCTATGTCATAACCATTGAAGATGCAGTACGCAACGGCTTTAACCTGGCATCGATAGAAAAACTGCGCAACCGCTATAACAAAGACACCTTCAACATGCTGTATATGTGCGTGTTTGTGGACAGTGGTGCATCGGTTTTCAAGTATAACGACCTTGAAAAATGTGCCATCGATATTGGGATTTGGGATGATCATGACATAAATGCCCCGCGGCCATTTGGTGATAAAGAAGTTTGGGGCGGTTATGACCCCGCGCGTTCGGGGGATACCTCTACCTTTGTGATTGTCGCGCCGCCTCTTCTGGCAGGGGAATATTTTCGCATTCTCGCCACCTTTTATTGGCAGGGCATGAGCTGGAAGCACCAAGCCAAACAAATTCAAGACCTGTATCAACAATACCGCTTTACCCATATCGGCATCGACACCACGGGGATCGGCCACGGGGTATATGAAATGGTCG